TCCAGTTCCAAGGTCTACCTCGTTAATACCATCAGCATCGATAAATACTCCGTCTGGAACTACTCTAGCTGTAACTTGTTGAAGCTTTAAGTGAGTTAACTGAATTTGATCTGCAAATGGAATCATTCTTCTTACAAGCGACTCCATCATTCCTTTGTACATACGAGGAGCAAAACCAATATAGTTAGGGTAAGCCTTTTGACTTGCTGACTTTGGTCTAACCATATTTTTCATCATCTCCCACTTAAGCATGATGTTTGTCCCAGCTACAAGAACACCTTCGTACCATACATCCCTAACCGCCTCAACCTTTTCAAACTGCATTCCTTCTTCCATAGGTGGGTTAAACTCCTCACCTTTTCTAATTACTCTTTCGCCACCATTATCTAATATTTTCTTTTTCCAAACAAATTTCTTAGAAGCTTTGTAGTTAAAGTAAATAAGAGTAACTATTTCATTTAAAAAATAATCATCTTGATAATTTCTAATAATCGGGAAATATGTATACCAAGCAGAACTAGTGCTGCGAATCTCATTCAATTGCTCTTCAGTAAGGCTTGGATCTATCTTTAAAAGCTCAGTATAATGCATCTGCTTAACTTCTCCAAAATAGTAACAATCAGAAAAGTCATTTTTTTCCGTATAACTATGAATCCAGTTGGCTGGGTCTACATACTCAACCTTTAATCCATCATTGATTAGAAATGAATGTTTTATAACAGATACACCCAAAGTTACAAGGTCATAATCTATAAGCTTTCTTAGCTCCTTGTAGTCGTTCATTTCAAGAACAGTATTAATCGCAACCTCGCTTGCAATCTCTACACTAGGCTTGTATTTAAGCTGCATGTATAGCTCTAGCTCTTGATCATTTTCTGGTAACTCGTTAGGGTTTACATTAAAAGCGTCTACACCAAACTGTTCTTTCGTCATCATCAAGAAATCTTTTGCCAACATGTCGGACTCAATCATTTCTTGAAAAGCATTCTTTTTTTCGGCAGACATAACGTCTTGAGCCTCTGTCCTAATTTCAAATAATCTGTCGGACATTCCGTTTACAACAACGTCAACAAACTTAGGGATAATTGGAACTGGTGTCCAGTCTAAGTTCATCATAGACATGTCACCATTAATAGCTAGCTCATCTTTATACTTCTGTACTGGTTGCTGACCACGAGCATACAATCTAAGCCTGTGGTACTCTCCCCACTGGTCGTAGAATCTACAAGTATTGTTTTTACGTTTAAACCATTCCCCCTCAATAGCCTTCCCTACCTTTAAACCGTATTCAAATGTTTGTTTCTCTTCATCCGTTACCATTTGACTTGGAAACGGATTTTGATATATTATAACAGATGGTTTTTCCATTCTATTCTATAATTTTGCTGTGACTGCCCTGATTATTATATCTTACAAATTTAATACTAATTTTTGATTCTTTTCTTTCTGGAGTAAACATGTGTTTTCTGTTTGCCATTATGGCTAATCCAGAACTAATTGAAGCATCATATTTAGTTCTATTTGTAGGATCAAACCTGGCCCAATCTTCTAAAGTTCTATTGAAGTACATTGATCCTATAACATCATTATCTCTATATGTACCTTCAGAGTCAAAGCCTACATACTCTTCTATATACGACTCGATACAAGAAGCATGTGCCTGCCTTATATCTTCGCTAGAGTTAGGTATTCCGCCAATTTCAATCTCGGTTTTAGATAGTTTAGTTATGTTCTTGTCTGGTCTATTCATTGAGAATCCTCTATAACCTCTGTTTTTAAAATGATATAACAATCTAGCTTTATTATTCTCTGCTAGTATAGGCATACCATAAAAATGACAAGCCATTAAAACATCCTCAAAAAATATCTCAGCAGTCTGTGGCCTAGCTACATACTCTAAAAAAAACTCATTTGTTGGTCCTTCTGACATGTGAAACGTTGTCATACCATGCAGAGCACCATTAGAGCCACCTCCTCCAACAACACCAGATATATCATAGGGGTCACAACCAAACGCCCCCATATGTTCATTGCCAGGGTATTTTTTTCCATTTCTTGTTATTACGTTATTTCTCAAGTTCTGTTTAGGTATCCAAGATACTAAAAATCTACCATTCTTATCTGGAGTCCAAATAACCTCGGTATCTTTTTCACCATTCTTCCAGTGAAAATAACCTCTAGTCAAAAACTTTTCTTTGATTAGAGAGTCATTATAATCAATCTGCTGATATATCTTGGTTAGGTTAAATATTGATTGCTTTGACTCATCTCTAAATGCGTGAGACTCTGTCCTAGGGAACTGTCTGTAGAATTCATTGAGTGCATCAGAATCAGACTTTAAAGCGTTTACCTCATTGTTCCACCAAGTTATAACCCCAGTTTTTATTATCTCTCCATCTATCCCTTTTACTGGTTTATCTGGATTCTCAAAAACTGGCCATCCATACTCGTCTATATATCCCTCAACGTTCCACTCCATAGGTATAAACAAAGAATACAGTCCGCTCTTTGTTTGATCGTTTGCTGATCTTTGTAATATATTACTATCGTTGTATAGCTTCTTGAAGTTTTCTCCACCCTTTGGAAGAGCATTTGATGTAGAACCCATCATACACTTACCTATAATCTTGGCTCCAAGTCTTAAACAAGTTTTAGTGACTCTCCAGTTATTTAATATGTTCTCTGGCTTTTCCCACTTACCGCTCTCGTCATGCACTAATAGTAAAAGCTTTTCACCGTCATAACTGTTGTCCGCAGTATTCTTCCAGTCTATTGTTGTATCTAGTCCCTCAATATCCTCAGTCTTTTCTTCGTCCATGTTCTTTCTAGTAATTTTACTAGCAGGGACACGAAACGCCAACTCAGTCTTTGGATTATCCATACCGTCCTGAATAGGCTTAAAGAAAAAAGGATAATTTCTGATAATAGGTACAACCTTATCCGTAAACATCTTTTTTGCATCGCTACCTGTTTTTGATAGTATTCCAATACGAGAGTCTCTTACTATTGTACCAGTATTACATGACTCAGCAGAACTCATAAATGAAAATCCAGAACGCCTGTTCTTTAAGTAACACATCCCAAAAGACCTGTTGTCTGCTTTACACGCTTCCCAGTATATGTAGAATATTCTATTAGACTCTCTAAAGTCTGGAAGACCAATATCAATTTTAGTCCACTGTAAATACATATAGTGAGTTCCAGTTATGTACGTAGGTATTTTATTGTTTATAAACCAAAAACCGTTCTCCCTTCTGTCAAACTCCTTCTCTATGTAGTCTACATACTGACCCTTAAATACATTGTCTTTTCTGTTCCAGTCAAAGATTGTTTTAATTTTCTGAAGCTCTTTAGGGTATTCCTCAGAAACCCATCTTGATCCTCTGTCTTCAACCTTATCAGGAACTGATGGTAACGCAACCTTTAAACCACATATGTTATATATGTCTCCTACAGTTCCGTCTTTTGATATAACGACAAGGTCGTATTCTTTATTGTAACCATACTCCCAGTTCTTTCTTTTGTTTTTATTTACAACCGTTGACTTACTTACGTAATCCTCAAGAACTGTGTACAGATTATTTTCCATTTTTTATTTTTGCCTTTCCTTCGGCAAAGCCATGTTTTCCAAAGTCTATTTGAGCAACAGGCTGTTGCGTGTCTTTATTTTCTTCCTCATCAATCTTTCCTAGCATGTATAAAGCATCTTCAAATGCAAGCCTTTTTGCTGATGCTGCATTCTTCAATTTATCGGCAGATATATCGTCTTCTGCATGAGTTATTATTGGCTCTCTTAATACTTTAATAAGCTCATCAACTGCTACCTTAGCTGCCTGTATTAACTCTATTTTCTTAGACATATATTCTTGTTGTACATTCTGTAAAGAACCTCATCGTCTATTCTAAATTCATACTCACTATCTGGAGAAAACGCAACAATGTCTCCCTTGCTAACGTCCATCAATGCATCGTTAAAATACACTAGTTCCCCCCACAAATCTTCTCTCGATCCAATACTTGATATAATTTTATCTTGATTTTTTATGGGCCTAACAAAACAATATGGATAAGGAGACATCCAATCACCATTTGGGTCTTTATATAGGTACAACTGATCAGGCTCTATGATAAAATAATCATCAAACAAATGATGCCAGCTACTTTTTTGGTTTCCCTTCATGTCGTAATAGAACTTAAACACATTGTGATGAACAATAACATTGTCACCACTTTTAATTGGGCCATCATAATTTATTGGAACAGAAATAACCACACCAAGTCTATTAGAAACGGTGTGGTCTTCTTGAGACGTACTTATTATAAAGTCAATATCGCCATACTTACGCACATTGTCATAGCGCTTATCGTTGTAAGGCTTAATTATAAAATGGTATGGAGACTTCATTAGAAATCTATATTATACTCAATAGATATAGGCATTGAAGCAGAGAAACTTTTCCACTTGACAATCTCCTTGTCTTGATTAAGTATATATATAGATATAGATGAATCAGACTCCATGAGTATTGTGTCTATAGAACCATTTCCTCTAAGGACTTCTTGTCCAACTACATAGTGCATAGACTTCATGTAGTCAGGACCTACCGATATTTTTCTAATTATATTCACCTGTTTGAAGATTGATTTTAATGTCTCCATACTTAGACACTAACTCATCTTGAAACTGCGATAAGTCAAATGCAGATGTTTCTAGATTAGCTAATGATGCCATCTTTTGGCTCTTCATTCGTTCAAACGAAACCTCGATGTCAGCGATTTGAAATTTAAGATCTCTGTAAGTTTGATTTAAAGATCTTAGCTTGTCTAACTCTTCCTGAGTGATTTTCTTTTCTTCCATTTTATTTAATTTAAAATTATTTGTTACAAATATAGTAAATATTCGTAATAAATTACATAGATATGTACCAAGTAGTATTAGCGTTATTGTATTGAAAGCATACTGGGGTATCAGCCGTCAATGTAGATGGAGCACCAACTATTGATGCACCTGGGGTAATCCAAGTTGTTGATGGTCTAGTAACAGTAGACATTATAACATACTTTAAACCATCAATGCTTGAACTAGCTGTTGGCATTGTTACAGCAAATGATACGGCTGCTGGAGTACCAGTAAAGTATGTGTTAATATTTGAAATAGTATAGTTTGCTAACGTTCCAGTAGAATCAATCTCTGGAGCTTGAGTTAAGTTTACTACATCCTGTATCTTGAAGTTTACAGTATCTCCTGTAGAATTTTTTGTTCCAAACAACAGGTCATTTACGCTTGGAGTTTTAGTTTGATAGTTACCTGCTTTCATCGTCCTTGTCCTTTATATTTTTTTTTATAGTTCTTTGATGTCTTTAAAAAAGATGTCTTGGTCTTAGCGTGAACGCCAGGCCTTTCAACGTGTTTTTTTTCTACCTTACTCGCCTCTAAAATTTTTTTACTCATCTGTTTCTAAGTGTAAAGTTAATAAAAGTAATCGAATAAAAATTTCTGTACATGTCTATGTCAATAGCAAATAATCTAATTGGTCCAATAGTTATTCTTAAACTTAAGTTTCCCCAAATTTCTTTTAGCCAATGATTTCTAAACTTCATAGTTTTTGTAACATTTCAATCATTCTAGGACATGGGTATATGTCGCTCTTATCCTTTCTTACCGAGTTGTGGGTATAAATACCAGGAATTCCTTTAAATGCGCTCTTGTCAATATCAAATATTTCTGATCTATAATCTTTGGGTATGTTATATGTTTCACACAAATACACCAAAAGCTGTCTTGTAGACTCTATTTGAGCGTCAGTATATTTATACCAATAAGTATAACCCTTGTATGGTTTTTCTAGTTTAGTCACCATTGAAGGATCAACAGATCTATTTACGTAGTTATAATATTTTCCGTCTTTAAGTTTTAGAGGCCCCCAGTTGCACACCTCAATACCAACTGATAACTTATTTAAGTTTTGGTATTTAGCTCCGTTCTTGACAAAGTCTTCTGAATCTATACCTAAGTGCCAAGCCCAATGTCTAGATGAAAAACACTGAACTATTGTTCCTCGTTCTCCAATGACAAAAGCAGTAGCTATCCTAATGTCGTTACTGTTCCAATACTTTGATACCGCAACAGCATCACCTCCTCCAGCTGTATGGTGTAAATATATTTGAGTCTTAGGGCTATCTTCAGCAAAATACTGATCTTCTGATAGTCTAGACTGTACTATTTTTGTTGTATCTAGCTTCATTAGTTTTTAATGTCTTTATAAGTGTCCGATACTTTTTTCAAACCATCCTTTAATTTTTTTACTGTATTGAATGCTGTTTTTAAAACATTATTGCCAGAGATATCAAACCAGTTTTCATTAATAGATGTAAGCTCTATTATTGCAAATATTCCAAGTAGAATGTTTGTAAATATTGCAGGAGTTGTAATTACAAATGAAAAACCTAAAAACTGAAGAAAACTATTTGCAAAAGGAGTAAGTGCGTAATAGTCTAAAGGAAAAATAGCTCCTGCTGTAATATAATAACCAAGAGCTTTGTATGTATATCCTTGCCTAAGTATTTTAGACTTAAAAACATCTCTATACCTTCTGTTGGTATCTATGGCTATTTTAC